CAAATTTGATTCGATTACCACACTACCAACTACTGGTGTCAACCGTTTGGCCGCTGAAATTATGCTTGAAAATGAAAAGGTTCATTTAGTGTCGTCCTCCGAACTGAAGTTGCAGAATAGAACACTCTCAGCAGATGCGAATAACCAGTCTGAAGCAGTTAGTGCTAATCCATTGACTGGGTATCGATACAAGTTTAGTTCAGGTGTTCCCCAACCGCGTAACACCGGTGTTGAACTGATTGCCAATATGAGTGATTATACTGGTGTTTTAACCGTCCGAGGTGCCCAATTTTCCACATTTGGAATGAAAGAGCCCCCACTTGGTAATATGTTTTGGAATTGCACTGGTACGGCGAAGCTAACTGTACAACCTGGAGAGATTCGTAACAGTCATATCAAACATAATGAATCCCGCACCTTCCAATCCTTTTTTCAATCCTTAGGATACGGTGTTACATCTGCAGGAAAACGAGTGCATCTTAGAGGTCCATCTGAGATGTTTGCGTTAGAAGATGTCATCAATTTTAATGGAGCTCAGTCCATTGCCCTTGCTTATGAAGTTAACCGTGTAATTGGTGTTTACTGGACCACACATAGCCAGAAGTACGCTGTTGGTGCCTTTGACCAAATCACCCAAAGCAACCCTTAAAGTGACAATCAATAAATTTGAAATGTTTTGTATTTTTATTATTAACCCTTAAATAATAACGTAGGATCAGTTAATTATCAATGTCGAGTAGTCCAATTGGTAAAGCTATCGACTCACAGTTTAGGGGTCCCGAGTTCGAGACACCAAAAAAACTAAAAAAGCCCCTTGAACCTGCTGAGAGCCCCTTTGAACCTGATCTGTACACGTGGGACCCACGTAAGAAGTGTCATGTTACCCCTGATGAACGATCATTCTTTGGTATGGGTCTTGCCAGAAGATGTAGCCGCTGTGAACGTGTTAGAGACCGTGAAACCAACCAACAATTCCGTGAATGGGAATTAGATCAATTTGACAAATGGGTCGCTACTAGAAAACCTAACCTGAAACCCTTCGACTTATAATAAAGGCTAATTTTTTTTAAACTAACCCTAAGTAACCCTAACCATAACCGTGAGATCTCCGAGGCCAAAGGCCGCAGGAGTCTACGAAGCCTGCTTGTGCGACTAGCTTACGCTAGATAAAAAGTCACCCCAGAATACTTGAAGTCCGAAATACCAGAAAGGCTAAAACTGCTCACCTTTAATTAAAACCTAGCCACAAACATGCCTTCATTCTACAATGGTAAACGCTTTTTTCTCACCTACCCTCAATGTGACCTCGTCCCCCACATTCTTATTGCCTTCCTTCAATTCTCCGGGCCTGTCAAGAGTTACCTCGTTGCCCGTGAAAAACATGAAGACGGAAACTATCACCTCCATGCCTGTGTTGAGTTTGACACCCTTCAGAGAAAACCTGTGGATTGGCTTGACTGTGAAGGACATCATCCCAACAAGCAAGACCCACGGAACTGGAATGCGTGTAAACAGTATTGCAAAAAAGACGGTGAGTTCTTTGAAGGCCCTGAAGAAAGAGTGGAACGGACTCCAATGGAAGTCTGTAAAGGCTACACAAACCAAGAGGATTGGATGGACTACTGTGTTCTCAAAAGAATCGGTTTCCAATTTGCCACATGGTACTGGAATCGCACCCACTCTGACCTTACCACAATCTTGGAAGATGAGCACACCGGTAATGTCATTGAACGTTTACAAGAACTCAAATTTGACCCTTTGTTACATCGTACCCTCCTTCTCAAAGGACCCACTGGTTGTGGAAAAACTACTTGGGCAAAAAGAAACATCCCCAAACCTTGTTTATTCGTTTCCCATATTGACCAACTGAAAGAGTTTCAACCTGGGTATCATGTTTCTATCATATTTGACGATGTGGACTTCAATCATTATCCCATTACTAGTCAAATTCACCTTTGCGATTTTGATAATCCACGTGCCATCCACTGTCGGCATAGTATTGCTAGTATTCCTGCTGGTGTGTGGAAAGTGTTTACGTGTAATCGTTGGCCCTTGGGAGAGGATCCTGCTGTACTTAGAAGAATTAGGAGAATAAATGTCTAAAAGTTTTATGTGGCTTATATATCTTATATATTACGTCCTCCTCCTCCTCCCATCCTAAGACAGGGGTCAGGCGTCTATAATATTACGACGCCCCCCTGTCCTCCTAGTCCTAGAGCATGTCAAGAACCAAGTATGGAAGAAGTAAATCACATAGTCCTGGGAATCGTTTTGGTAAGTATTGGAATTCTGGTGTCCGTTTTGCCCAAGGTGCTCAAGCGCTCTACCAATATGGTAAACGAAAATACGATAGTAGTGTAAGTGCTTCTCGCAGTGGTAGCACCTCTACCCGTGGTCGTTCCATGGTCCGAACCCGGTCCAAACGTAGGTCACCTATGTCTGTAAGGTTCAAACGTTCTAAAAGACCTAAAAGAACCTGGCGTGCTAGTCCTGGATATGGACCAGTTAGAGCCCCTAAAGTCAACCGTGTTGTGAAAGATATGTTTGTCAGTAAAGGGTTCAAGAACACTATGGAAATCAATGGCCTCATTACCGACCCAGATTGTTGCTATCTAGGCCATTCTGCTATGTCCGGTGAAGCTGTTATAGAATGCGCCGTTGCTTCATTGCTTAGGAAGCTCATTTTTCAAGGAACTGGTTGGAATTGTCCCGACATCAGCACCGTAACACCCCCTGAGTTTCAAAATGACGTCTTGTCAATTGAAAGGGTCAATAAGGCCACTGCTGCTGTATCAAGATTTGATTTTATCCTTGACAATCAAAGTATCCGTACTATCATTGGTAACAAGCCTCTGGGTATTACTGCCCAGTGGTCTGACATAATGGTTATCTTCCGTGACTTTGCTGCCCCTACCAACAACAACAATTTGCAAGTTGATATACCTTCCCGTGTTAGGTATTACAAATTTGATTCGATTACCACACTACCAACTACTGGTGTCAACCGTTTGGCCGCTGAAATTATGCTTGAAAATGAAAAGGTTCATTTAGTGTCGTCCTCCGAACTGAAGTTGCAGAATAGA